ATATGGTCCCAATCACGTTGGCCTTCGGGTTTGGCGACTTCGGTCTCGATAGTCTTCGTCGCACCCTTAAACGCGTCGGAGAAGAGTTTGCTGCATTGGTACACGTCGTGGAAGCAACGCGTGGAGTCTTTCTCGAAAATAGACTCCCAGTTTGCGGCTGAGTCATTGAAGAACGTGAGACACGTAGCGGGGCCACCAACCAAATTCTCCATACACTCGGTGCAACGAGGTGTGGGATGGTCGTAGCATTCGTCTGTGTCATCAATCTCGATACGTGGTTGTGCGGGTAGTTCTCGCACGTTTTTGATATCCACACGGCGCGAGAGTTTGAACCCATAGTACTTCGGGTCTTCCTCGTGACACTTAGCACAGGACTGGCATAGGACTTTTATCATAGGCTTACTGGTATGGTTTGGTTGATGGTTACTGTTTCTTTGGTTTCTTGGAGATCTCGTTACGTGCGGAGTCGAAGACGTTTTTTACACCTTGGTCGGTAAGTGCCCCGTTGATGCTAAGGGTTTTGTCAGGCGCAGCACCAACCAAAAACGACACCTCACGCTCGGCTTCTTGCAATGCTGCGTGGATGGCGAGACGGATTTTTGCGGTTAGATATTCCTCCAACTGCTTCCGTCGTGCCTCACGTCGTGCCTCATGCTCGGGTGTAAGGGGTGGTTCGTCTGGGTTGATGATATTCGGCGTGGTTACGGGAGACTTGATGCCTAACATAATGCCGTGCAATCCCACCTCGATTTGGGTTGTGATTTCGGTCATAGGCTTTTATGCGTTGCAGTCCCTAACCATCATTACTCGTTCAACTGGAATTGTGGTTCCTTCCCCACCGTTCCAGTATTCAGACAAGACAATATACCAAACCTTGGGGTTAACCTTAGACTGCATCTGAAGAATACCTGCGTAATGGTGAGTCCATTTGATGGTATCGTCTGGTTTATGCGAAAACGAAATACCCCATGTAAAAGCTTTGGATGTGTCAGAGATGTATAGTGTAACACTCTCCCCCGTTTCTGAGAATGTATACGTGTGTTGGTATGTAATTTCTTCGGTCATAGGCTGTGTGGTATGGTGATGTTGAATGCGGGTGTGGACAAACGGTAGCCGGCTTCGTTGTTCTCGATGAGTGTATGGTGGTGGGTGAGACGTTTGCGGAGTTTGAATATCGTGGTGAAGATCCATTGGGGACCGTGGGTTGGGACTGACCACGTGTCCAGAATGTCACAAATGACCTTCGCATTGAGGAAGGTGTCAGCCTCTACCACACGTGGTGCGGGTAAGGAACGTTTGCACCGTGCGTGACATGCAAGCACCATGCTAACACAGAACTCGCTTTGGTTCAACGTTATAGGACGTAGACCGTTCACACGCAGCGTCCTCACATACATACCAGTCAACCTCCCACAAAACTCCACGAGGTCATTCGACTGAAACGCATTGAAATGATGCTCCGCACGTAGGAATGTAGTCCAGGTGTGGAGACTTTCAGGAGTCATATCGCACGTCATCATATGCTATAATCCTCCGTTTTCCGCATCTTCCTAGTCTTCGCACCACGCTTCCCAACCGCGGAGCGTTTAAGATACGCTACGTAGTCGGACATATGGTCTGGGCAAACAAAGGCTTTGAGTTCGAGCAGGAACTCCTCACCTGGTATCCCGTCAAAGAATATGTGCAGTGCGATAGGTGTAAACTGTGCGTGTTTAACCCACATTGGTGGACACGGCTTCCCTGTTTCCTGTCCACATTGGCCTCCACCTGGTTTTATCCACGTGCATTTCATAACTCCTCCCCTTCATACCCTGGTTGCAGTGCTTCGTCTTGCGCGAGGGCAATCTCAACCTCAAGCTGCGTCCGTTCCTCGTGAAGCGCTGTGATTACATTGTGGCGTTGGGGACTTCGAGACAACTCCCGGAGTATATCTCGATTCACGTCGTCGAGCTGTCGTCTCAACGACTGTTTTTCTTCTAGCGTCATGTCTAACATAGGCTGTTATCCTTTTTCGCGTTGCTGTGGTCGTTATTAACCGCAGAAAGGGCCACCACGAAGGTGGCCGTGTTCTAAGGTTGGATACTCATAACTCAATCCACAATCCAACCAGCCTCGGCCATAGCCTCCGCGGTTAGATACTCAATCATTGTTGCATTAGGTCCCACCTCCCACATATTGCAGAGATACACTCTCCACGAAGGCGTGGTCCACCGTCCGTTGTCCAGGCTCGGTGTAACGAGCGTACCAAGCTGTAACTTCCTCTCCGCACCATAGCGTTTCAATGGCAGTACTGACCCAGCAGGCCACAAATGCGGTCGCTTGAACATCTCAACATCCACACGGCCAGCTAACACCTGGGCATCGGTGAGCTTTGCGGCGGTGGTTACGTTAGAGGTTGTTGACATATTCGCTGAGTTCTGAGAGGTGTTCTTCACAGATTTCGAGGTCGGCGTGCAGACTATCGACTTCCTCGATTTTAGTCTCGAACTCACCGTCGTACTCCTCTTGCTCAGAATCAGTCAACTTATCGAAGTCCGCTTGCATGTCATCACGCAACTTTGCGGTGGCTACTAACGTCGTGCGCAAGGCGTCGGTCAACGCCTTCACGTTGGTTTGATGTTTCTTCTTGTCAATCATAGGCTTCCAGTGCTTTCCGCAGCCGACTTTGTGAGGGGCTCGGCCTTGTGGTTTTAATCCCCTGTGCGGCTAAGTCCGCACGGTATTCAGCCAGCGTCGAGTCATCGGCATTCGCCGGCTCGAACCAGCCAAAGTGAATGTCTGCCCAACCACCCTTGTTGGGTATCATAATCGCGGTGAGACCATTGCTGAGTACCAGCGTGCCGGTCAGCGTGGGTAGTCCCGTCACAGTCCCCTGTATCCCTGGGTCAAACGCTCTCCACGGCCACTTGGACTTGGGCAGCGTGAGGTTATACCGTGCGCACACGGTCTCAACGGGGCTCAACGCAATCCGCTCGGCTGCACTCGCCTTCCGGTTAGCTTCACACTCTGAAGCTGACGCTTCGCCCTGCTTTGCAGTGGTCGTGGTGAGTCTCCGCACAATACCGGGGCGCACGTGGGTTAAGGTCCCCAGCTTAAACCCCAGCCTGCTCTCCGCTTCCTCGATGTTTGCGGCTTCAAGACTCAGTTCTACCGAGAATGAGAATTTCATAACACTTGTGGGTTAACTTACGCGCCGAGCGCGTGGTCCTTATCCCCTCACCTTCATCAACGTCTCGCTGTCAAACTCCTGTCCCAACCCAACTCCGTACCTAACCCCCAAGCGTGAGGCACAATCCCCACAAACCCAACCCCAACTCCCACCAAACGCCGGCAGGCTCGCATCACTAAACGTCTTATACGCGGTCAGCTTCCCCGTGCAAACATCACACACCTGCTTCTCCTTGTCAATCACTGCTACTTTCGTCATAGGCTTATTCTTTCTCTCTAACTCACGTGCTACGCACGCGGTCCTTAGTTGGCGGCTCGTGGCCTGGGCGCAGCTTGCGCTCACCCCTTTCGACAGCGCAGGGCACCCCAGCATTCAATCTCCGGCCTTCCGTACTTATACTGATGGCTCGATGGCCCTGAATGGCACGCCGATTGCTTAGGCCATCCTGGCATGAAAGCTGCTTACCCCCAATTCGGTCGTCTGTCGACTGTCGCCCTACCCCTAGGGGGTGCCGATCCCGGCTTTTGAAAAGTTCGCCTAGGTTTAGGACTACTCCTATAACATAAGGACACCCTTCCTATTAGACCTATAAAAAAAAAAAAAATAGAAGTCAGAGCATATCCGTGTGTTATGGCCTTTCTCCTTGTCATAGACTCCTCTAGACAAGGCCAAACTTTCTAAAAGCCGGGGCCAGGGGGTGTGCCCCTAGGCCGACAGTCGACGTACGACAGTCGATCGAACAGCCCTTTGGTCATCTTCAGAATCTGAAGCTAACGTATTGGCACAGACGCTCTCGTTAGGCACGTGCGTGAAAATTCCACGCACAATGCGTGGCCAACGCACACTATCCGTCCCGCACGGCGCAATACCAAGCACTTACGTCATGGCACGCCGTGTGCTTACATACTAGCAGTGCTGCGAATACTCCGCACCAAGCGGCCAGCACTACAAAAGCCTATGGCCAAAGAAACCAAACTACTCCCGTCCGTGCGCGATGCCCTGCTCCGTGTGCGAGCTCAGCAATCTGTATCCGCTGGCAAGCCGATGAAAATGGACCAAGCCGCCGTCTGCGCGGCCGTGCGCTACGTGCTGGGCGAGCTCATCACCGAAGCCATCACCGCACACGCGGACACCGGCTCTGACGAGCCGCTTGAATCCTACATCACCGGCGTGCTCAAGGACGGCTGGGCTGATCTCTGTGAATACGGGTTCATCGGCAACGCCTCGCAATTCCGCCAAGCTTGCCATGCGCTCCCGGCCACCGATGAACTGTGGCAGCCCAAGGAAACCGCAAAGCCCGCATCGGCCTACGAATAGGACGGCCCGCTACACGGCCCGCGAGCCCTGGGGTTGTAAAGCCCTGGGGCTCAATCGTTTAGACCCCCCGTCGCCTTTATCCAGCCTCGCTTTGCTCGGGGAGACCTCCCCAAGGCTTGTTTAGCTCCATATTTAGTTATCTGGCCAGTAATTTTCAACTTAAGGTTAATGCCGGCATAGAGGGATACCGGCAAAGAGCATTTGGGACGCTTGCGGCCCGAGGTGAGCTCCTGTATGGTTAGGGTGTAGCGCGGAATGCCGGGAAGGAGGCATCGCGCTTTTGTTGTTGGGGACTTGAGGATAACATTATGAGTGACCTAGCGAAAGACGGGAAAGAGCAACATAGCGGGATGGCGAAAGGTGGGTTTCCCGAGGGGACACCGCAGTATCCGCCACGGGTCGAGAAGATTTTGCGGTCTCAGCCGCTGAGTCCCTTGAGCACCGGGGAGCTGAAGGTGGTGAAGGTGAGGAATGAGGTGTCGGTGCAGAATGATTGAGTGACATGAACACGCAGCTTTACGAGAATAGCCCGTTGGCCGGCGCGAGTATTGAGGAGGTGGAGAAGTCGAACCCCGATGGGTTTTACAACGCCAAAGACCCCAATCTCGCGATTCTGCATGAGCGACCGGAGCACCGGATTTGCATCATGTTGAAGGCGAGCGGGAAGTCGAATAACGAGATTGCGGCCATTATCAACTATACGCCGAGCTGGGTCAGCCAGATTCTCCGGCAGCCGTGGGCGAAGGAGGCGTTGTTACGCGAGCTCAAGAAACTCGGGGGTGACTCCGTGGCTGAGTTGCTGGCCGGGACCGCGACCGATAGTGTGTTCAAGCTGATCCAGTTGCGGGACACAGCCGACGACGAAGGCGTGCAGTTACGCGCTAGTCAGGACCTCCTCGATCGTTACCTAGGCAAAGCAACCCAAAAGGTCGAATCCAACACCAAGGTCACCCATCTCTCAGGTGACGTGGAGAAGGTCGACAAAGAACTCGCCGAGATTGAGTCTCAGCTCCTCCGCGCGTTACCAACCGCCAGACCCCAGACTATTATAGCGAACAATTAGTCTTTGATGCCTACTGACTGCGACAGTGAGGCTGACGTAGACGTACTTCTACTCAAGCGCCGCCAGGCCGAGTTGCTTTCCCGCAAGCTAGAGCTTGTCAAGGCAAACGGTCTGGCATACTATCGTCCACATCCGGGGCAGGATGCCTTCCACCGGGCGGGCGCGCGAGTGCGTAAACGGTATGTGCGAACCGGCAATCGTTGGGGGAAATCGACCGCGGGGTGCGCGGAGGATTTGTCCTGGTTGCTGAACGAGCGGCCGTTTTATCCTGAGTCGGACCCAGCGAGACGTGGAGGTATCCCCCAACGGCCGAATAAGCTTCTTACCGTTACTACCGACTGGGAAAAGGTCGCGGAGATTTGGACGGACCCATCGGAGGGCAAGGTTTGGAAGATGATGCCGAGCGGGTTTGTTAAGAAGTGCCATCGGAACTCGATGGGGGTGATTGACAAGATCGACTGCGTGAACGGGTCGATGTGGCGGTTCGAGTCGGTAAAGGGGTTTAAGTACGACGCGCAAGGGGCTGAATCGTCGGACTGGGATGGGATTCATTACGATGAACCACTCCCCGAAAAGATGCGGAAAGCGTTGGCGCGTGGGTTGATTGACAGGGGTGGATCCGAGTGGTTTACACTCACCCCGCTCACTGAGTTCTGGATCAATGACTATTTCTTCCCGGATGACACTGGTGGTAAGCCCCGGCTAGATGTCTGGACGACCACAGGCACGACGTATGATAACGTCTACATCTCGGAAGCGAACATCGCGAGTTATGAGTCCGACCTGACGGATGATGAACGTCAGTGCCGGATTAACGGGATTCCGTTGGAGCTCGCGGGGCTGGTTTACAAGGAGTTCAAATGGGACCAGCATGTTCTGAAAGACCCTCCCCCCGGTTGGGCTAGTTGGAACGATCCACCCGACGACTGGACTGTATACTTCGCTATCGACCCGCACCCGCGAACACCTCACGCGGTCCTCTTCTGCGCGGTCGGACCAACCGGCTCCCACTATTACTTCGCGGATATCTTTGAACACTGCACGATTAGCGCGCTGTCGACTAGGATTAAACAACACACCTTGGCGAAACGGCCGGGTGGGTTGAAGCTGCGGAATGTCGGCTGGGCGAAGGTCGACCCCATTGCGGATATTCACGATCCGATAACGGACACGAATATGATATTCGAGTTCGAGCGGAATGGGATATTTGTCGAGAAGGCGACGAAGGCGTTGGACCATGGGATTCTGCGTGTCAAGGAGCAGCTCAAAACCCCCGGCGCGATATACTTCTCTCCGTCATGTGCTCGGACGTTGTGGGAGATTCAACGTTACTGTTGGGACCCTGAAAAGGAACGTCCGATCGATGCTAACGACCATATGATGGAGAACCTATACCGTCTCGAACTCAGTGATATGGTATGGCTCGATCCGTCCTGGAAAAATGTCCGAATCGACGAACTCTCAATCACTAGACCCGAGTTGGATCTTGGGCCTATTCAACTCGATACTTAGTATGTATTTCAACGAACAACGGTCTTTCTCGTCGGCGCTGGAGGCTAGTAGAACGGCGAAGTCAGCGCCCGGTAAGTTGCTGTCGGCCATGGGACACAATGCCACGGCCGGCGATGTGTTTTTCCAAATCTGGGACGGGGTGCCGGGTGTAGGGACGTTGATACAGACCGTTACCGTGCCGGGGGGAGCCACGGGGTCGTTTGATTTTGGGTCGAGGGGGATTCCTTTTGTTACGGGGATTTCGGCGGCGCTGTCGTCGACCCGGACCACGTTCACGACGCTCGGTGCCAATGGTTGGTATACGATTGTTTACATCTAAGCCCTGTCGCCTTCAATACCTGAAGATGTCATGAAAAAGCTGCTTTCTTTATTGTTTACTCTTGCGCCATTACTGCTGAACGCAGCTGTGACCGTAGCACCGTCGTCAGGTGGGGTGAGACCCACGAATAGCCCGTTCGAGACCGCGATTATTCAGATCGTGTCGGGTGTGCCGATTTGGACCTCGCCGAGTGGGCTTACGGCGTCGGCGACCAATGCGGTGCAGTCGATTAATGGTTTGAGTAGCAACGCGCAGTTCATGGTGTTGCTAACCACTGGCTCGTCCTCGAATAATCCGGGAATTACTCCGTTGAACGGTGCGGGTGGTTCGACGAACTTTTTACACCTTCCGTTTGTTAACGGGACGATTAACGGCTTATTCGCCTCGAACGATTACACGCGGTTTTTACAGTCTCAGACCGGCGGCCAGGTGTTGTCGAATCTACTTCAAACCAGCATCGTGCAAGGTGCTACGAACGCGTCGTTCTTCCATCAGACGTCGGCGGGTAGGTCTACCAATGCTACGTTCCTAGGTGAGTTCTTTGCAACGAACGGGAATGTGTATTTCGGGGTTGGGTTTGGTGGGCCGGTTGGGACGTTTACGAATTTCTATACGTCGGCGTTCAGGGGTACGGTTTATATGATCGACTCTGGGTTGAGTATGAATTTGCAGAACGGGGTGGCGCTGAGGGTAGACAATGGTAGTTCCATTGCCCTTGGTGTTAACGGTTCCGTAGGTGTGACGCCTAACTGGTTCAACGTAGGCACGAACTCGTTTCTTGTGTCGGGTAATGGCGACGCGGGTGAGTTCTGGCGGTATCGTTTCATTGGTGATCTTACGCCGAATTATACCAACCTAGTGATGCGTTGGCGGGAGATGTCGAACTACGTGGCTCTCGTGGCGTCGAATGCAGTGAGGGTAACCGCGGGTGCGAACGTGTCCGTGACGCCGAGCGGCTCTGGCGGAGTGATGTCATTTGCCGTGGCGTCATCCGGGGGTGGGGGCGGGACGCCGACGGGTACAATCGATGGTCAAATCCAGTATTACAGCAACGCCCTTTTCCAATCCTCTACTAAGTTGCTTTGGGATGAAACTTCGCAGGCGTTGACGGTTAAGTCTGTTAACCAGGATAGAGCGGGTTTTATAGCTACGGACCCAGGCTCGGGTGAGACGGCTTACCTAGCTCCTTTGGGTGTCTACAGTAGCAATTCCCTTGGCACCGCTATGCGGCTTGTTGCTGGTGGTTATTCATGGGCAACTGGTGTATTACTACACACGAACGGCGATCTTACACCACTTAACGGTGCAGTAGTTTCAGCTTTAGGTCAGGAAAGCATACCCTGGCGTGGGGCGTGGATTACGAGTGGGACGTTTTATTATCCTACGAACTATGCTACAACTACACCCTCATTTGGTGGTGTGTCTTTAGGTTTGGGCAGACTGTATCTTGGTGGTGTTAACGACCGCTACTACGTTGATGCGAAGACGAATGTATTGTTGGTGTGGACTAACATGCTTGTGGATGTCGACTACCAGCTTTTGTTGAATGTTACGAACAATTCAGTGGTTACATGGTCTAACAGCGCTGCGTTGATTTGGCCGGATAACATTCCCGAGACTACATTCACTAACGAGGCACTTTACATAGTCCGTAAGCATTCTATTACTGGACGTACGAATGTTTGGCGTGTTGGACAGTTACCACAATCTCTTGGTGCGTCGGTGCTAGTGCGATCAAACGCTACACCAGGTGGTTATACGCATGTGTATTTTTCAGTCGATGGACAGTCCTTGGTCCGTAACGGCGGTGTGGTAGCGCCGGGTGCGGTGAACCTAGCGAACGCCAACGCAGTCAGTGGTCAGTTGCCGAAGGCGAACTTGCTTAGCACGGTATCCTACGACGATGAGGTAAATACCTTTACGTTGGAGCAGATTCATCAAGGTCCGGTGAACTACGCGTACTCGGATATTTCGGGTACGTCGATTGATTGGGCGTTGTCGTCACGGAGGTCGAAGACGTTGACTGGGAACGTCACGTTCACGTTTGCGAACCTAGCCGATGGCCGCGAACACTTCGTGCGTATCCTGCAAGACGCCACTGGCACACGGACGGTCACATGGCCTGGGTCGATTGTATGGGTATCGTCGACGAACCAAGCCGATATCCCGGTGGTTAATACGAACGCTAACCAATACACGTATTACAAGTTCATCCGTGACGGTGGCACGATCTTTGGTTGGGTCAGCAGCTCGGATTCTATCGTGCTGGTTGACCTCGCGAATATAACGGGCCTGACGAAGGGGGATGTGTTTGTCTGGGACGGCACGCATATCATTCGACTCGCAGCCGGAACGACTGGGCAGGCGTTGTTGGCTAGCTCGAGCGCCGCGTCAGGCCTTGCTTACGTAACGGTGATTACAAATGCGCTGAAGGGTTGGAACGCGAACGCGACGGCTAGTGGGGGACAGTTGACGGTGAATGTGACGAACGCCTCGACACTGGTGGCATCGAACGCTACGACATCGCAGGCGGACTTTACGCTGACCGAGGATTACATCAGCACGGATGTCATGCGGGCGAACCTCACGATTCAGTTGACGAATCTTGTACCAGGCCGGTCGATTACGTATTACTTGACGGGTGATACGAACGTGAACGATCGAACGGTTACGGTGGTGACGAACGGAATACCGTCTATCGCGTGTCGGATTCGGTGGAATATCTTTAGTCCCACGAACGGGTCCACGAGCTTTACGGTGACGAATAATACGAAAACCGAGCTGTCGCTCAAGTGCGTGCCCGGTGAAGGTGTGAACGAAATCTGGGCCGTGTGGTCGCCCTTCCGACGCCAATGAAAAACGTAATGCTTAGATTAGTGGTTCTGGTTGCGTTGGTGCTGACCGCATTGCCGGTCCAGCCACAGAGACGCGCTGTGTTGGAAGCAGCACAGAAGAAAGGGTTTGGTGGTGGTTCTGCTGGTGTTACGGAGTCGGAGCTGTTTAACGATACGCTTACCAGGACCGAAACGCCGGCTGCAAGCCCGTGGATTTGTTTGTTTTCGTCGACCGCGAATCGAGAGTTCAATCTCGACGGTGCAGATGCAGTGCCGGAGCTGGTTTCCACGGATTGTGGAATGTATTACACCGGCATTGCGATTGCGACGAATCAGTATATCAAGATCACTGCGTCTACGTCGGGTGGTTCAGCTGGGTCAGGGATTGGAGTTGGGGTAAGGGTTAAGACAGTTTCTCCTGACACTACTGGCTACCGTGTCGTGGCATGTAAGGCGGGGTCGAATAACTGGGAGATATCGAAGTACGTTGCGGGTGTGCAGTCAGGTGCGGTACAGTTTACCCAAGCCTGGAATGACACGGATGAGATTAAGGTTTACTGCACGGGGACAACTACGGTTACGATTCAGGTTTTCTTGAATGGTTCCCAGATCGGGTCGAACTGGACGGATTCGTCTAGTACGTTGCAGGCTGGAGCGGTTGCGATATGGTATTCGTCGACTACGACCACGCCGAAGATTCATACCGCTCGCGGTGGTAGTTTGCTTTGATCCCATGAGAGTTTTACTTACTACGCTGGTGTTGCTGCTCGGGTTTGGCGTGCGAGGGGCTACGTTGAACTCAGATGGCACGTCCGCAGACACGCAGGCGAAGATTAACGCGGCGGTTACTGGGGATGAGGTTGTGATCGCGAACGGCACACGGTCGTGGTCGACTGGTGTGACTATTCCGAACACGAAGGCGATTACGTTGCGGGGGAATGGTACCAACGCGTGTTTTATCAACAGCACGATGGCGGGGAGTCAGGTTTTCTTGATTACCGTTACCGCCGGCACGGTGGGGACTACTACGGTGAAGGATTTGACGTTGACGGGGTTGACCTACGATAAGCGCGGTGTGAGGTTTAATTCCCAGGTTGGTGATTCGTGTCCCCAACTCATCGAGTGCGCGTTGTTTAGCATAGTTAATACACTTTCCGTCAACGTGGAGCACTTTGGTAGCGGTATGTTTCGGATGAAGCATTGTATGGTGACGGGTGGCCATGCGTCCGAGATGGTGCATATTCGTGGTTACTCGAATGGGGACACGGCCGGCTGGGCGTATGATGTCGTGCCTGGGAGCTTTGACGCCGCATACATCGAGTACAATACGTTCTTTTTGAACGAGACGAACTTGACGACTGGTGTAATGTACGACCAGGGCACATGTGCAATTCAGTCGTATAATGGGGCACGTACGGTGTTTCGGTATAATCTCATGTTCCATTGCCAGATTGACCAGCACGGTACGGCGGGGATGATTGGGGCAAGGTGGTGGGAGATTTATGGTAACACGAATTACACGCCCCAGTTTGGTGCGACGGATAAGTATATGGGGATTCGTGCTGGGTCGGGTGTGATTTTTAACAACAAGAAGACGGGATTCGCGAATCAGTCCGGTGGTGGAATAGCGTTGTATGAGGAAGATTCGGGTTATCCCGCGTTGTATCAGGTGGGTCGGGGTAAGAATCAGACGTCGTTCCCTGCGTATTTGTGGAATAATACGTCGCCGGATCTGACTGCGGGTGGCACGTCGCAGGTGTTATTAGGTCGGGACTTTTTCAACACGACCCCACCATATCAATACACTGCCGCGGGAGCTCACTTTTTGGACACGGGTGATACAACACCACCAGCACCATCTACTGCGGTTATTCCTTCGGGTGGTGTCACGGTTGAGATTAACTGGACGGAGGCTTGCACAATCGGTGCAGGAGGCGCTGGTGGGTTGGTTGTAAATGCCAGTGGTGGTGCGGTTACGGCGAATTTAGCGTCGGGACAAGGGACTGGGAAGTTTATTTATTCGTTGTCTCGTGGTATTCAATCGGGTGAGACGGTTACGTTGGACTACACCCAGCCTGGATCGGGTATTGAAGACATAGCTGGCAATGCTTGTTCGTCGTTTACTGGTCAGACTGTGCAGAATAACAGCACGTTGGGCGATTCGACACCGCCTACGGTAGTGTCGGCGATTATTGGCACCAACGGTAATACGATTACTTTCACGTGGTCGGAGGCTTGTGTGGCTGGTCCTGGGGGTGTGGGTGGGTTGACATTCGGTGCGTCGGGTGCGCCCGGTGGGTCGGCTGCGTTGACCGGCACATACGTAAGCGGAAGCGGGAGCACGATGTGGACTTGGGCGTTTAATCGTTACGTGGATTATCGTGAGACGGTGACGAGGACGTATGTGCAGCCGGGTCATGGGATTGAGGACACGTCCGCAGCGGGGAATGACCTCGCGAATTTCACCACGCAGCCTACGGTGAATGCGTCCGAGGCGAATATCATTGACATTTTACCGCCGGATCGGTTTAGTCCATACTGGGCCCAGACCGGAATTGAGGGTGGAATACCGACGACGTTCACGGTGATGTTCGCGAATGTGACCCAGGCTCCTTACAACGTGGACAACACGGGCGTAAGCGATGCGTCGGTAGGTGTGCAGGCCGCGATTGACGCTTGTACGTCGGGACAGTATGTTTTCATGCCGATTGGCACATATCGGTTTAATTCGAGGGTTAATCTAAAGAACAACTGCGTGCTGAGGGGCGCAGGTCGGTATCTTACGGTGATTAACTCATACGCAAACTGGCACGCGTTGAATATCGGAGATTTCCCGTCGGCACCAGTTGATACCCGTGTGGCGAATCATCTCACGGTTGGGACGTCGAACGTGAGTGTGTTCTCGGTATCAACGCCGGCGATTGCGTTGGGCGATTTCATCGTGATCGACCAGGTGAATGATGGGGTTACGGTTACGAACTGCCCGGATGACCTAGGTGGGTTGGGCACACAACCACAGCCTTCAAGGGATTCTAACACGAGGAATTTAGCCCAAGTGCGACAGGTCGTGGCTATCAGCGGAACGAATTTGACGGTGTTCCCTCCGGTTACCCATGCATTCAATACAAACTATGCGACCGAGGTGTGGGAGTTGAATCAAGGTGTGGCAATGGTGACGAACGCGGGATTTGAGTCCTTTACGGTTGAACGGGTATCTCCGGTCGACCAGTTCGCGGGGTATAATATGTTCAAGTTCGTGTGCGCGTCACGGTGCTGGATTCAAGACGTGAGGGCTACAAACACGATCTGGTGGCATGTCGATCTCGATCGCTCGTTCCGGTGCCAGGTATTCAACTCGGAGTTCAATTCGGCCATGTTCCGTGGTGGTGGCGCTGCGTATGGGGTTGTGCCGTTTAACGTCAGTTCGATGCATCGGATTGAACACAATCGGTTTTATCGCCTGCGTCACGCAATGCCTCCGATTCTGTGTAGCGATATTGTGTTTGGGTATAATTTCTCGGTCGACTCGGATCAAGGTGATGGGTGGTTGGCCGGTGATATGTTCCCACACGGAGCGCACGCTACGATGGTGTTGTTTGAGGGGAATTATGGGGTTAAGATCTTCAACGACTGGACGCATGGATCGTGTGATTACATTTGTTACTTTCGGAACTTCGTGGTTGGAAAGAGCACGTACAACACGTCGGCAGCAGGGCGTCGCCTCGTGGATAATAACATCCACGCAACGTACCTGACGTTCGTCGGTAATGTCTTTGGCACGAACGATGGCTGGACCTACACCTCCTACGAAGCCCGGTTCTCCCGTACGACCGCTGGTATCTACATCTTTAACTGGGACTTCGTAAACGACGCTGATGGCATCTCCGATGTGTTGGTCCCCTCGGCCTACGATACCGCATTCCGTCATGCTAACTATGACGATGCAGACAAAAATATCAAATATGCTCTGCACTATGAGAATCACACCTTGTCCAACTCGCTCTACTTGGTATCGAAGCCGACCTGGTTCGGTGATCGCGGTTGGCCGACGCCATTCAACAATCCGAAGTATATCGACTTACCAGCCGGGTATTCATACGTTTTTGGCACCAACCCGCCGCCGGATAATAATCCGTTTCCTGGTGTCAATGTTCGGAAGGCGGGCAAGATCGGTAGGGCATCAGGGTTACCGTGAAATGAACATAGGTAAACGGAATATTCGTATCACAAGTGAGTGGGCGTTTAGGTTCGTTCTTCTGACGGTCAACATCATAGGGCCGGTGATTGTGGCCTGGATGTGGGTTCGGATGGAAGAAAAGTTCGTGAAACGTGCAGAACATGAGGCGTTGCGGGCTGAGATTCACCGCATAGTCGCCGAGAGCGAGACACGGCAGTTCAAGACACTGGATGAGTATGCGAAAACGCATGACCACTGGAACCGGACTGTGAATGATAACTACAATCGTGAACTCGCCTCAATCAATACCGAGTTGAAACGCATGAGCGACAGACTCGATAGGGTGCTGGAGAAACGGTGATGGAAAAGACAACGTTCTTTGCGATGGTAGCTGCGGCGGGTCAGGTGTTGGAGCGGAGTACGACACTGCCTCCGTGGGCGTGGACGATTGGGGAGCTTTTGTCCACTATTGGAACAGTTGGTTTGGGCTATTCGGCGGCTGACCGCCGGCCCAGGACGGAAAACCCGGGACCGCCAAAGGTCCCATAACAGAAAGGACAGATGCGACACGTTATAGCATTGTTAACGCTGGTGTTTTTGGTGGCCGGCTGTGGGTCCGTGAGCCCGCAGAAAGCCACTTTCCGTGCTACCGGCACGACGGTGATTGCCGTCGAGACCGCGATGAAAGGTTGGTTCGTTTATGTCAAGGCCGGCAAGGCCACACCGTCGGACGAAGCCCACGTGCGCGACGCGTATTCTAAATACCAAACGTCGATGCACGCGGTGATTGACCTGGCGAAGACTGCGACCACAATCACAAACCAAACGAGTTTGGACTTGGTCATTACGTCTGCGGCTGCTGCCCAGGCTCACTTGATTGAAGCCATTACTCAGTTTATTCCACCGAAGGAGCTAACGAAATGAGCGCTCAAGAAGTGTTGTTAGCGATTCAAGCGTTGTTGACCTTGGCTCCACAGGTTCGGTCTGAGTTGGCGGTGCTGTTCTCGAAAGGGGAACCTACGCCGGCGGACTGGGAAGCGTTGCGGGCTAAGTTCACCAAATCGTACGACCAGCTTCGTGCGGAAGCGGGAATTCCACCGCAGAACGGATAAGATGTTAACCTGGTTCTTAACCGCGTTATCGAAAGGACAACAAAAACTGGTTCTGAAGCTTCTTCAGGACCTCAAGAAAGGACAGTTACGTATTATGGCTACTCAAGACGAAGCAGCGGCACAGGCGAATGAGGTTGGTGCACAGTTGGAAGCGGCAACGCTCCGGCTGGGCCAGCTGACCACGAAGCAGGAAAAGATCGGGACCGAGGTCGACAAGCAGAACGACCGCATCCGGCAGTTGGAGGAAGCGATCAACAACGGTGCCGTGAAGGAAGAACTGTTGACGGCGTTGCAGCGGGTGAAGCAAGGGCAGGAGAGCGTTATTGCCGAGCTCGCCCGGACCGAAACGGCCGCCCAGGTCGTCGACGACAAGAACGTCGATGCCTAATCCCTGACATCTTCATATTCTGAAGGCGACATATGGCTTACGAAGCAGATAGAGTTCAAAAAGACTTGAGTCAGGAGGATGTTTCTCCTTTTCACAAGCAGATTCTGACTGACTCCAAGGCCCTGGTGGATATGTCGCGTCAGAAGATGGGGCAGTATTACGACAAGTGGGATAAGAACATCGAGGTTTTCGAGGGTTTCTTGCAAAAGAACACCGAAGACCAAAAGGCGAGGGAACGGTCGGAGCCGCAACGCCTGATCGTTCCCATCGCTTACTCCCAGATCATGACGTTCGTGTCGTTTTGCTATACGTTGTATACGCAAAGGGAACGGGTTTTTGAATTGGTGGGTATGTCGGAGGAGGATCACAAACCAGCCAAGATCGGCGAGGCGTTTTTGGCCCGAGATTTGTCGTATAATGTCTTTGAACAGAAGCTTTTCCAATTCCTGTTGGATATCGCCCGGTGTTCGTTGGGGGTTTTTAAGACCTCCTGGATACACGAGACGCAGATGACCAGGAAAATGGTGGAGAAACCGATATTTTCGCTTTTTGGCGTCGGGCTGGGTAAGACGTCGGAGGAGCAGATGTCGGAGACGACGAAGTATCTCGGGAACCGGATCGAGAATGTGAGTCCGTATCGGTTTTTTCCTGACACGAGACTGCCACTGCACCGATTTCAAGAAGGTGAGTTCGTGGCGAGCGAGGACGAGTACTCGGTCGTGCAGTTGAAGCAGATGGAACATGATGGGTTTGTGAAGGGTGTGGACCTGATTAAGCCGATTACCCAGAATCAGTGGCGGGATAGGGGTCCGACGAGGTCGGCTGAGGATTTGGTTGGGATTGGGCGGTCGACGGGCCTGGGCCAGAGCGGGGGTCAGAGCAAAGGGACGGTTTTGGTGACTGAGGTGCAAAGGGTGTTGATCCCGAAGAAGTATATGGTCGACGGGAAGCCGTTGGGACCGGAGGACTACCCGATTAAGTACCTTTTGTGGTATGCGAATGACAACCGGATTATTCGATGTGAGCCGTTGAACTATTTGCACAACGAATTCACGTATTCGGTCGCGCAGTTTACCCCGGACCAGCATAATTTGGTGAACATGTCGCTGTCGGACAGCATCGACGCGTTGCAGAGCATCATTTCGTGGTTTATCAATTCGCACATCACGTCGGTGCGGAAGGTGATTGATAATCGGTTGGTCGTGGATCCCAACGGTATCATGATGGAGGATCTGGTCGACCGTAAGCCCGTGATCCGGTTGAAGCAATCAGCCGCTGGTGGGATTGATCGGTATGTGAAACAGTTGGATGTGAGTGATGTGACCTCGAATCACCTTACCGACGTCGAAATCCTACAAAAGCTGGTCCAAACCGTAACCGGCATCACGGACAACATGCTCGGCCAGTTCCATCAAGGTCGGCGGTCGGCGACTGAGGCTGGTCAGGTGCAGAACGGGGCTTTTAACCGTCTCAAAATGGTCGCGGCCACGGTGTATCGCACCGCGTTGGAGCCGATGGCACGGCAGATGTTGTCCAACCTGCGAGATGGCCTGGACGAGAAGACCATGGTTCGCCTGGTCGGCATCGAGGAAACAGCCGAATCCGGTAGGTTGTTCGCAAAGGCCGATAAATCAGACCTGGTCGGTAATTTTGACTTTGAGATTTTCGACGGCACGTTGCCGAGCGAAAAACACTTCAACGCGCAAGCCTTACAAGAGGTTTTAGCGGGTCTAATGTCCAACCCCGAGGCGGCCATTGCCCTGCAACTGGATCCCAAAGCTATCTTGTTGGAAATGCTCGAACTGCGTGGTGTTCGAGATCCCAAACGGTTTACGCTCAAACCCCCACCACCCGGAATGATGCAACCAAATGGATTACCACAAACTAACGCTCCAGGAGCGGTTGACCCATCTGCGCCACCTGGCGGCGAACCCTTGTTATCAATTCTTGGTGGGGCAGGTCAAGCGGCGGGCGGCGGAGGCGCTTAGTGAGGCCGTGGAAACCGTGCCGGAAGGCGATGGATTGTCATATGCACTTACCCAACAGCGGCTACTAGGTGAGGCTCGGTTGGGCAGAATGGTCGAGCGGATGCTGGACCAAGAACTCGAAAATGTCACCAACGAAATAAAACAACATGAGTGATGAAAATCAGGGCCAAGCCCCAGATGCAAGTCATGGAGCGTTCGACGCTGGTCCGCAGGGTGGGCAACCACAACAAGGCGGTCAACCACAAGGCGGTGCAGGTGGCACGCCCGATAGTGGTGGTCAACCCGATACGGGTGGTGGCGGACAACCACAAGCTGCTGCGCAACCTCAGCTGACCCCGGAGTCTATTGCCCAAGCGATTAGAGACGCCGGGATTGGTCAGCCGGCGCAACAGCCGCAGCAACAACAGCAGTTCACCCAAGCGGAGTTCGATAAAGCGTTTAATGTCTGGAATCCCGACCAGCAGTTCGCTCAATTGTTGTTCCCGGCCGCGACCCCGGAGCAGCTCCCGGCGGTTATGAAAGGCTTGGTCTCGCTGCGTGATGCCGTTGTGCGGCAAGCGGTGACAATGGCTGCTCACATCGTCAAGCAGCAACGTGAGGCTATCGACCAGGACTTCGCGCCCGTGCGGACGTATATGCAGGACCAACAAGTAAAGGCCCTGTATACCGAGTTCTACGATATCAACAAAGACCTCAAACCGTTTGATTCTGTCGTCCGTGCGGTGGTGGAACAGATGAAAACGGAAGGAGGCCAAAAACCCACCGACAAAAACGGTGCTTTCAAAGCGTTGGCGGAACGTGTCCGCAACGTAATCAAATCTCTCCCCGGTGTGCAGCTCGATGACGGTGCTGCCGCTGGTGGTGGAAACGGTTCTCCAGGCACGACTCGTATGCCCCCTCTATCGCGTGGAGGGCAAGGCGGCTTGGGTCAGACACAGGGTGGCGGGGGAAAGAAAGACCCCAGTCACGCGGTGTTTGGCTGACAAAAACAAACGAAGAACAAAGGTGAACAATGCCAATTCTTGGTTTGCTTAATACGGAGTCGGACGCTAACTGGCGGTATAAAAACGTACGCCGCCAAGTGTTCTACTTCTATCCTAACGGCGCGTCGCCGTTGACGGGTCTGCTTTCGTTGCTGAACGATGAGCAGACGGATGACCCCGAGTACTCATGGTGGGAAAAGCGCATGGACCCACAGCGGACGACAACCGCTGCTGCGAATGCCGCTGGTCCTTTCACTGCGAACCCGGCGACGGAAACAACTGACGGTGCCACGACTGATGCCTCGGCGCAAGCTTGGGCGATTGGTGACCTGCGTGCGATTAAACTCGCATCGGTGGGTTCGTTACGTGTCGGTCACGTGATTCGTATCCGTGACGTGGTTCGGGCGTCTGGTGCGAATATGGATCTGTTCGGCGTCATCACGTATATTGATACGGTTGACGTGAAGGTGAACATCCGTGCCACGGTGGCGTCGGGCGGTGTGAACGTGACGAACTTGTCTACCAACGTGGGCAAGGAAGTCCTCGTGGTGGGTTCGTCGTTCAGTCAAGGCGCAACGGCCCTGACCTCGGACAACGCGTCACCGTATAACCTCCCGGTGAACTTCACCAACTTCTGTCAAATCTTCCGCACCCCGTTTGAGTTGACGGGCACTGCGATGAAGACTGGGCTGAAGTATGATGACACGGGTCCTTACAAGGACCAGGCGAAGGAAGCGTCGGTCAACCACATGATCGAAATGGAGAAGGCGTTCCTGTTCGGTCAGAAGGCGCAGTTGACCTCGGTAACCGGCGGTGCGTTGATTACGCCCGGTGGCTCGGTGTCGACGATTCGCAACATGACCGGCGGCGTGCTCTACTTCCTGCAACGGTGGGAAGCGGGCGACTACGGCACGGTCACGGCGAGTGCGGATACGGATGATGACAAGCGCATCATCACCAATTCGGGTGGTGTGATCAACGAGAAGACGTACAACACCTACCTGGAACGTGTGTTCCGCGTGACAAACAATACGGCGAATGAGAAGCTGGTCCTGTGCGGTTCGGGCTTCCTTTCGGTTATGAACCAACTCTACAAGGACAAGAGTGTGCTGAACGCTGACCTGCCGATGGGTGACACCTACGGCATGAACGTGGTCAAGCACGTGTGCCCGTTCGGGACGCTGTATTACAAGACCCATCCGTTGTTCTCTCAGAATCCTGTTCTGCGTTACAACGCGTTGATTCTTGACGTGCAGAATCTGAAGTATCGGAATGTGAGTGGCCGCGATACTCAGTTGCTGAAGAATCGCCAGAACAACGGCGATGACTTCCGTCGGGACGAATGGCTGAGCGAATGCGGAATGGAGTTCAGGTTCCCTGAGTCCTCCATGTATCTGCAAAACATCCAAGGTTACACCCCATAAGTTATGGCTGACCTGGCTTCAACCGCCGTGTCGGTGGACAAACTTTCGTATGTCACACTGACCAACGGCTTAGTGCTCTACCGGAAAGAGTGCACGGTTACTCTGACCGGCCAGGGCGGAACGACGAACAAGATCCCAGCGACGGCGTTTGGTCTATCCAGCGTGTCGAAGACTTCAAACTGGGTATCTAACGATGCGACGCCAAAAGTCGTGCCGGCCTCGTTTTCGTACGACAGGGCTACAATCCTGTTGGCGGACGCGGCTAATGCGACTGCGGCGAACCATCAAACACCAGCGGACGCTACGGGAACGTATCGTTGCACTGTGGAGGGTTACTAATGGCTGTATTAACCGCTACGTCAGTCACGATTATTCGTGCGTGGTCCGAAGGAGGCACACACGGCAAGGATTTATCCTGCCGGTTGGTTTCCATCGCCACGAACAACGACGGCTCGGGCAATGGTTCAGTAACGAACGCTATCCCGGCGGCAGCAGTGTCGCTGGGGACTATCGAACAAGCTGGACCGTTTGTCATCTCATCCAGCAACAAGCTGGTTCCTGCGTCTCCGGACTCAACGGGAGCCTACTTGCTGTTGTACAACATCACCAACGCTACCGATGCCAACCGCAATGATCCTGCGGACTACATCAACACCACCATCCGTGGTGTGGTGAAGGGGTATCTGTAAAGGGAAAGGAAACATATGGCCTACAAAGGCAAAAACCTGCGGACGATGGAGGTCACACCGGAAACCGGCAGTGACTTTCGAGACACCAAAGTTCTGTCTGGGACGGCTCCCAAGGCCCCACAGATGAACGCCACGAATGAGACGAACCAGTATACCACTGGCACGACCTCGAAGGGCGAGCTTGGTGGCAAGAACACCAACAGTTAGTTGACGGACCTGGGGTGCGCATAGGTTATCACGCACACTTATTATGTCAAACTACTCTGAGCTTCGCGATGCGGTGTCGGGTTATATGCACCGGTCGCCTGAGGTGTTTTACTTCAACAACCAGGATTTGTTGCTCCGAGCGGTTAACAACGCGAAGAACTTCACGCAGAGGGCGTTGAACCTGGAAGAGGCTAAGTTCTTTGGGGAGTTGAACGATGTGGCGTATACCGATGGAGTGGACACGTCGGTGTTGAAGGTTTTTGGTGAGAATACGTTGAAGCGGACAAAGCTGGTACGACGGGTGTTTTTGCCCACCGTCGATAGAGTGTCCCAGTATCCGATTGATTTTGTGAGTCGGGATGCGTATGTGTCCCGGGTTAAGAGGAGATACGAGTATGTTGCATTACAGGAGAATGCTAAGTCGAATGCGGACCAAGGCACGTTCCCGACTACGGCTACGATTGTGGGTCGGAAGGTGTTTGTGGTCAACACTGGTACTAGCCGGGGCAGTCTTTATTTCGACGCCCTTGAGTGGTTGCCGGACTTTGCCCCTGTCCCCGTTACGGGTGTGTCGACCTCGACGAGCAGTAGCCAGCTCGTAGCGTCGGCGGGTGGGTTTGTGACCGCCGGGGTGAGGATCGGGGATGTTGTGTATAATACGACGGATGGGACTTCGGCCGTAGTGACCGCGGTGGTGTCCGCTAGTGTGTTGGCGTTGAATGCTGATATCTTTGTCACGGGTGAGACTTACCGTATTGATGTTACCCCAGACTCCCAAACCAATTTCCTTCTCGATACCTGTTTTGATTACATGCTTTTTCGGTCTGTATACGAGCTGAACTTCTACTTGAAAGAAGACACTCGGGTGCAGTTGTCCGATAAGTTGCTGGAAAACCTCTGGAACAATGTGATTCGTTGGAACGAGACTCTCATCATGAACAGTGTGGATGATTCAACGTTGAGTTAATATGGCTGACTACCCAATACTACCACCGACGTTGGCTGCTTTGCAGCCGGTTAAGGACTTTCCGCAAGGTGCGGAGGATTCAGCGAAGTTGGACGATTCCATTCGTCAAACCCGGAACTGGATGTATGATTTTCTTAGTCTCTATGTTGATGTGTCGACCGGGAAGCTCCGACCCGATGCGTTCCTCGCCGCTGGTCCCGTGCCGCCTGGAAGTATTCGAGGGACAAATGGTGTTAGTGGCGTCCAACAGGAGATTGCACAGGGGTCGATTCGGACACCTGACCTCGCGGATAAGGCCGTTACCGCACAGAAGATTGCTGACGGTACGATCACGAATTCCAACATCGCGGACAACACTATTCAAGGAGTTAAGCTGGCGAATGTCTCCGTCACTGCGGACAAGATTGCAGCGGATGTGTTGACCACGGCTAATATCGCGAATGGGGCGATTACGGGTGACAAGATTGCCAATGCGACGATACCGGGGAATAAGATTGGGAACGGAGCGATTGGTAACGCGAACATGGGGAGTCATTCCGTGTTGGGGCCGAATCTTCCGGTCGCGGATGCCGGACAGATTTTGGTGGGAGGAAACGGGACGGATAGTAAGGAATTCGCGGTTAAGACCATGTCCGGTGCGTTCGCTATTGATGCGAATGGTGTGGTGACGGTGAATGGGATTGGTGGCTCGTTGGTAAGCTTCGCGCGTGTGGTGGAGCGGACGAATGCGGGGACACATGGTGGGAGTTCGACGACTGGATGGAATCTGCGTGGTTCGTCGCCGGCTCCGCCTTGGTCGATTTTGGACGCCACACGGGATTTTCTTGAAATCAACCAACAAAAGATCCTTTTCAAAGAAGGTGGGAAGTATCTGATTCGGATTGAGTCGCCGATGCGGGGAAACCAACTGAATCGGGTAGCAATGGTCTTTTTCCCTGACCCCAGCAACGTTTCCTCGAACACGGTGTTGGCTTACTACGGCTCGTCCGTGGATTCGGCCTCGGCGATGACGATGTTGAGCACCTTGGAGTGTGTGATTGACGTGCCCGACGTGCCGGATACCGCGGTGGCGAGACCATGGATTGAGGTTTACCACTATACGAGTGCGGGTGTGGCGACGAATGGATTGGGCCTGGCGGTTAGTGCTACTGCGGGGCCGACCTCTTACGTCACCACCGCACCACCGGAAATGTATGCTCAAGTACACGTTCTTCGTATCCAACAGTCTATCTCCTAATGCCTACTACGCGTCTGCTACAACCCCAGGTCCGTACTGTTCAAGGTATGGATTCGACCACACCTCCACACTTGGTGGCGGATACAAAGTGGGTCATGTCCCGTGGACTACGGTCGTATTATGGGAAGATAATTCAGTTTCCCAATTTCGTCAATACTGGCGTGATTAATGTGTCAGCGCCGGTGGTTGATGGTTTGTGGACGTTGCCCACAGGCACGAGGGCGGATTCTTTGCAGGTGACGTTGGCTACGGCTGGTGGGAACCAGGGAGTGTATCAACTACGGAACACGCCGTCCGCATCGGTCCGGCTGCCGAAGAAGGATGGGACGTTTACGGTCTTACGGGGTGACCCCGGGGATTTGCAAGCGTATAATTTGTTTGCCGGCACGGTCTACAATAATCAGCTTTGGTTCCTGGACCCGACTACCAAACTGCGTTACACCGATGGAACCTGCGTCAACGAATACACCACGCCGGTGCCGTCTGCTCGTTACATAACCACATTCTTCGACCATTTGTTCGTACTTAATGGGACTTATAAGGGCATGTATGAACCTTGGACTTTGCGATGGTCAGATTTGTACAATCCTGGTCTATGGGAACCCTCGCCGGAAAACGAAGCTGACCTGTTTGATCTGTCAGCCTGGCAAAGGACCAGTGGTATTGTGGCCGGTGGGACCGGATTGGGTCGTATCAACGACAGGCTTTACGCTTACACCGAAGGTTGTATCTTCAGAGTGACTTACACGGGACTGCCTAAGGTGGTCTATGTTGAACCAGCATGGGAAGACTATGGTAATTTCTTTCTTTACGGATTGGTGGCTACAAGGGATGTCCATTTCTTTTTCGACGTCTCGCACCAGAATTTCTATATGTTCGATGGCCAGAGCCGTCCCGAAGCCATTGGGGATGACATACTTGGGTTTTTCCTGGCAAATGTCAATCTGTCCTTCTCCTCGACGGATCGTACGCAGGAACTTGTGGGCTTTGCGTTACCGGAAAGGAACGAAGCTTGGTGGTCGTTTTATGCTACTACGTTGAGTGCGTGGGTGGCGATTGTTTATAATTGGAAGGCCCAAGCGTGGACGATACTGAGGACCCCAGGTCGGATTAAGACGGTTGGGGGAGGAGGGACTAGGGCAAAGACGGTTGATGAGTTGACGGGGACGGCGGACGGGTTGACCGGCACAGCGGATAGCCTTAGCCTGACCGATGTGAAGATGCCTCGGCAGTTTATCACCGAGATTGTGTCTGGCACGGCCGGCACGTTCTATCGTGAACAACTCCCGGCTGATGGCGCTACGACGTTACAAGAAGCCCCGTTCTTGGAGTCGAAGGATTTTACCACGCCGGACCTTCAGCGCGAGGCCGAGGTCGACCGTATTGCTATACACTCGGACTATAATCTGGGCACTGGTGCGACGGATGGGATTAACGTGTACGTGTCGGCACGTCAGGCTCTCCACGAAGCGGTGGTTTTTAAGAAGGTTGGGCTATGGACAAAAACCACTCCGCAGGGAATCATCAGTTTCCCACCCATCCGCGGTCGTATTTTCCGTTACAAGTTCGAACTTACGGGTGCTACTGTACTCTTGGGTTCCCCACGGGACTGGACCTTCTTTTCCTACACCGACAACGTCTTCAACATCCAAGCCGAGCAATGACCTCGCTTTATAACATTACCCAGGTTACGGACCATGCCCAAATGCTGGAACACTGGCCGTTCATTTTGAGCAGTCTGGCGTCGTTGAACGCTACGTTGAAGGATGGGGATGAGGTGACTGCGAATAACTTCTTTCGTTGTCACTTCGATGTGGCTACAGGACAGGCGTCGGGGTTGTTGTTGGTCGCGAAGGGACCGAATGGGTCGTATATCGGCTTCATAACCGCGATCGAGGCGTTTCAGAAGTATAGGGATGGACGGATTTTGGCGGTTTATGCCATCTTTGCGGCCAAAAACGACGCTATGCTCACCAAGGCGTTGTTCGCGCATCTGGAAAACTGGGCAAAGCTCAACGGTTTTACCGAAATACAGGCTTTTTCAGGTCGTACGTCTGGTGCTTCAATACGGTGGTGTAAGCAGAAATTTGGTTTGGGACTCAGCAAGCTCATGTTTTCAAAAAAGCTATGAACGAACGGTTTTTACAATGCCTGGTTGTGGCCAAGGCCCTTGTCGACTCGTATAAAGAACCCATGATGGAAGGGGTCGTGGGGTTTGACGTCGGTGGGTCGGATAGTAGTGGGAATACGAGGTTCACGCGTGAAGGCACGAGCCAGACGCAGAAGGACTACACGCTACCGAATGATTTGTCGTCGATTTTGCAGTTGCTGTATCAATCGGGACAGATCTCGCCCACTACCTCGTCGAATGAGCTGAATTTGTTGAATCAGATGCTGACCAGGTCGACCACGAGTCTACCCGGACTGGCGTCTTTGCAGTCGATACAGGGGATTGACCCGACGAGCTTTACTGGCCAGAGCTCGTTGAACAACATGGCGGAACGTAATCCGTATTCGTCCGATTATGAGTCGGCTGTGGGTGCGTTGTATGATCGGTCGTTTGCCAAGGGTCGGGCAATGGCACAGAGCGGGCCGACGAATGTAAGGGGAGGGACAGCGCGACAAGGGTTTGAGATGGCGGAGTTGTCTGGAGATCAGGCACGGAATAAGTTTCGTGAGGTTCGTGGACAGCAGGATAAGGAAGCCGGCGTGGTGCAGGGTGCCGTGCAGTTGATGAATACGATTGAGTCCATGCGGAGAGGGAGTCAGATGCAGGCGCAGCAACAGAATATGGCTGGAGAGACCGCGAGGTCCGGCCAGTCGTTGCAGGCTGCTGGGGGTGTGAACGATTTGCGGCGGGCCAATGCGTCGACCGTGGGGCTGGCTGGCGAGATGTTGGGAAAACCACGACAGGTCACAACGGACAATCTCCGTGGCCGTGGGTCACAAAGCGCGTCCTCCTCGAACTGGGGTGCTGGCCTCACCTGTTGCTTTATCTTTGCCGAGGGACTCAATGGACGGCTCCCTTGGTACGTTAGGCGGGGTCGAGATGACTTCAACACCCCGCTCAGACGCCTTGGGTATCTGCTCATGGCGTCGTGGCTGGTGCCTTTGATGGCTAGGTCGCCTTCAGTTTCTGAAGCTGTCAATCGGCTCATGATTCGGCCGTTTTTGATAGTCGGTCGTTGGTGGTATGAGAATCGGAAAGGTTGGAAAGGACCAGTGCTAAAACCTTGGTGCTGGGCGTGGTTCTGGACGTGGTCATTAATTGGTTTCACATATGGCAAACTTCTTCGAAAGACTGTCGTACCCACAGTACGAACAAAATGGGAGATTTAACCTCCTTAGTCTGTTGCAAATACCGCAAGCTCTCACCTCGCCACGCATCGGGAATGAGATCGACACGGCGCGGCGGACTAGGGAGAATCAGTTAAAAACCGGGGAGTTGCTCTCCGGTGCGCAACGGCAAGGGGCTCAGTATTACGCGGCGCAAGATCCGAGGTTACAAGCCTCGGAGTTGCTCCAGCCGAATGCCCAGTTGGGTCAGACCCGGGCCGTTACGGACGACATACGTGCACAGACCGGCGGGAGGGTAGCCCAGACCGAAGGTCAGAATGTGCTCAATAATATGTCGAGGTTACAATTCAACGAGGCCCAGGGTGCAGCGCAACGTGCGGCATCAGCCAGAGCCGTGTTACCGTCTGTTATGTCAGATCGGGTAACCGTGCCTGAAACGCTGCATCCTGAGGCTCTTGGAGAGTTTTTGCAGGGCAGGACGATGGCGAATAATGCTCTGAACCAAGAAGAACAGGGCATGATGGAGTTGATGCAGAACCGGAACCTGACAGAGAAGGGCGTGCCGTTGACTCAGCCGGGTCAGTTTGCACGGCAGGAGAATGTCCAGGGGCAGAGGTATGACGCGACGAGACAGCAGGCTATTGACGAGGCGGCATCAAGGCTTATTTCGTCTGCGTATCAATCGTCCATTTATAATCCGGGTATCATGCCACATGCGATTGCGACCGCACGACAGATGGGGGCCAAGGTAGCGGAGTTCCCGATGGCACAGCCACAGAATAACGCCGCGATGGACGTGCATCAGAGGTTGTTGCAGGAGCAGTCGAAAGGGAAACCGGCCACAACGCAGCCGGCTGCCACAGGCCATCACACGGCTCCGGTCCAAGCTCCACAACGGAAGCCGATGACCGGGTATGAATCGTTGTTCGATCAGCAAACCCCGGATTGGGTGAAGCAGCAGGTTGGGGATTGGGTCAAGCAGAATCCGACGGCGGATTTGGAACGTGTCCGGTCGATTATTGACTTCCTGCAACGAGAGCAGACCGAACGTCAGAATTTCCACGGCTTCAACCCCAGTGGTGGTTTCGCACCTTACGCTAAATAATTATGGACTGGATACTTGGCCTTTTAGGTGGGGGTGGTGGTAATAACCAACCCGGTGCTGCGTCTCAACAAGCTACGATGCAGATGTCGAATGGCTTGTTGGGGCTGACACAGTCGCTTGGCGGTGGTGGTGGGTCAATGGCGGGTGTGGGTCAGCAGCAGACCCAGCAGCACGGACAGCTGTCACCTCAGCAATTGACTACGATCGCACAACTTTTTGGTTTAAGATAATATGCCAGACCCAGCATTGAGCTACCAGAACATTCTCGATGCCTACCGTATCGGGAAGGTGCATCACCCGGAGACTTTCGACGGGATGGATGTGCAGCAGTTTTCACAGTATATGAATCGGTCGTTGGGGACTGATGCGTATAGGACTGGAGATGTGGGTAAACTCGGGACATCGTTGTTGTATGCGGATTTGGGGTTGGAGGATGTTTTGGGGCCGACGAAGGAGAAGACCAAGGCTTTTGGCGGGGACGTTGGGGCGATGTTTGGAGATACGGGACGAAGGATCGGTGAGTCGGTGGGGGAGAGTCTGCCCCGAGCCGGTGTTGACGTGGGTCTTTTGCTAGGTGGTGCGGCTGCTGGTGGCGTCCCGGGACTGGTATTAGGAGGCGCTGGGGTTGGTAGTGCGGCAACACGAACCTACTCCGAAACCGGGAGTGGACCAGCCGCAGCAGTTACAGCCGCGACTACCGCAGCCGCACCTTTCGTCGGACGGTGGGCGGGTGGCCAAGCGGTTAAGTACCTCACGCCCCAACTCGAGAAATACATCGGCACCTCGTTGCCGCGTATAACCGAAGGTCTTACACGAGAAGCAGGTGAGCAGACGGGCCTGTTTGGACTGACGCAAGCTTCGCGTCAGGCAGGCAGCCTGGTCCAAGGACAGGGGCTAACTCCACTAACACCAGAATCCCTTGGCTCCGACATTGCGTTTAACCTACCCTTTTTGCCGTTGTCGGTCCCCCGACTGGCGAGAGGGACTCGTGTAGACTACCCGGCTGAAGGGCGTCCGAATGTCCAGCCTGCTGGGTTTGGCGATTTGTTTCGTTCCAAACCGGGTAGTCAGTATTTTAATAGAGAGTCGGAGGCGATGGCTGCTGCGTCGGGAACGCCGGCGGTGAACGCAGTGCAGGATTTCATCGCACAGGGTCCGAAGCAACAGCCACAACCCACCGCTGACCCATTCGCCGGGCCGAGGGTCGAACTCCCAGCTCCAGTTGCACCAGCAGCTCAACGGGGCGTGCCACCCGGTCCGATTAAATTACAGGAGTCGGTAAAGGTGCCTACAGACCCAGCGGCTACGCTCCGTGCACAGGTCGAGGCGCAGTTGAATGCGTTCGACGAGAGTGTGTATGACACTAGCGCACCAGGAGCGTCGAATGTCGACAGTGTGAAGGCTGCGCAGGAGTTGGTTGGGAAGGCTCGTTTCAACGCAGGAGTGCGTGCTTTTAACAAGGCCGTGGACCCCAAGAATGAGTTTGCTACTGAGCACGTGGTTAATATGTTCGCGCGGCTCGTTAATGGCGAGTCCGACATCCCGAATCAGTTTCTACCCAACAAGAACACTCCCAAACGTGTCAACGCCGGGAGTCGTGAAATGGCCGACTCTCTAGCGGAAGGCATCAAAACACAAGGTCTCGAACCCCAGGTCAAACTCAATGAAAAAACCGGTCAATACGAAGTTACGTGGGACGAACCTAGCGGATTCAGCCCTAAAAAGGTTGAAGGAGTCGGACCCGCTTCTGACAAGGTCGTTAAGGAAGAGGTTACGAAGCTTAGCCAACAAGGTGCTGGCACTGCGCAGGTCGCTAGAGCGGCTAAGCAACTCGAAGCCACCCCGATGTTGCCGGGAGAAACGTTACCGGACGCAGTGGCACGGGAGACGGGATTGACCGAGGCGTTGAAACCGGAGGCTGATCCGGTGCAACATTTCCTTGGCGTGTATAAGTTTTTTGACACCTTGTTTACGAAGCGGGGTTTAGAGGGTCCACATAAGGAGTATCTCACCCGTGTCGCTATGGACATGGCTTCACGGTTTTCCAAGGTGTCGGGGAATACCAAGCTGGCGATGGTTATGCAGGGGCCTTCGTTCCACGCGCCGGCGGCCGACCCGAAGTGGGCGAGCATCATCGGTCTGGCGAAGAAAGGTATCCCTAACCAAGCCGCAGACAATCTTCGGGTGTTGTGGGACTTTGGACATGAGATGGCTCACGAGTTGCAGATGCAGACCAGTGCAGGAGTGGCAAAGGCCAGCCCGTCGCACGGCGCGTATCTGAACGCGATGCAAACTGCGGCCACGATGTCGACCGCTGATAAAGCCCTAGTCCTCAACACCTTGATTAAGCACGCGTTGCCGCATGTGGCGGGGGATTTTGACTATAAAGCACAGGTCTATGAAAAGAACCCAACACCCGAAGCCGAATCAGCCGAGTTTCTGGCCGATTATCTTGGTCTGGTTACGCTTGGAGCATCTAGTAAGTCGTCGTGGAATGACTTCAAGGATTACTTCAAGTTCTCGTCGCCGGAAACGATAGATTTTATCGATTCTTATGTCAAGGATATCTCGTCCAGTTTCGACGCCTACAAGGAGCTGCTTAGTCAGGAATCGAAGACAAAGGTCGATGTCAACCACGATACCTTACTCAAGAATGTCGACGAGATTCAAGGTCATCTCAAGACGGTCTTGGACCACGCTGGTGAGGTGAAGTTGGCGGAGACCACGATGCGGGCAGTTATCGACCGAATTGCGTCGAGCCCGTTGGACGAACCCCCGGTAGCGTCGTATGCGCAGGTTAAGAAGCTGTTTAAGGCCCTTGGGATACCGGAACAACAGATTCAGAAGGCGGACTTGCCGGATGAACGGGTCGTGATGGACGAAGCGGAGCGGTCCGCGTTGCCGACGAATAAGGACGAGGTTGGTGGGTTCCGTGGTAAGTGGTGGAACCGCTGGCTGCCGATGACACAGTTTGCACGGCTGGTTGGGAAGGAGTGGTACAAACAAGGGGTGAAGTCGGTGCAAGACGCACCGGGGATTGCCTCGAAGTTGTCGTATCAGATGTGGCAACCCTGGACGGATAAGAACGGTAAGTGGGATGCGAAGAGGGTTGAACGTTTGGGTGACACCAAGAAACCGATTGGCAAAGCGTTTACGGAGTTGAGGCTTTTCCAACAGGCCGAGCGTAAGAGCTGGTCGAATGAGGACGTGAAGTCGTTCCTCAAGCAGAAACATCCGAATCTCACCGACGAGGAAGTGCAGACGATCCAGACCAGTATCCAACAAATGGACGCGATCTCGAAAGAGGCGTCGTTGGTTATTGAACGCGGCATGATCGGAACGATGGGGCATACGATTGCACGGATTGTCCAACAGCGGGTGCCTAGTGTCGACCCGATTAAGGCCAGGGAGTTGGGGATTGAGATGGCGACTGTGGCTATGGGGCAGTTGGATGGGACACTGGACCCAGCCGCGATGCAGCAGAAGGTGGAGGAGTTGTCGCAAAGGGTTGGGAATCCTTTAGCGTTTCAGCGAGCGATGGAGCATGCGACACAGGTGGCTCCGGTGGTCAAGAAGCATCTTGATAACCTCAAGGCCAATGCTACTTTCACGTCCGAGGTCCGACCTGGGCAATGGTTGCTGGTGTCGAGGAAGGCTAGTGGCGAGCGGGCGTTGGTGGGGTTGGACACACAGCGTGAGGCCCAGGAGCGTTATGATGCCTTGACGGAACAACGGAAAAAGGCTACTGCCCAAGGGTTACCGGACCCGTATGAGTATGTAAGGGTGTATAACAAGGCGGACCAAAAGGAACGTTGGCGGAATCTACCAAAGGATATTGTTGAGACCTACGCGGCCGCGGATAAGTTGCTGTTTGACCAGACCAAGGAGAAGCTCATTGAGGATGGTGCAGATGCGGATAGCATTGAGCAGTTTGCGAAGGAGTTCAAACCTGGGGATGGAGCGTTCCGCGTGTTTACGCCGCCCTATATGCAGGAGCGGAAGCTGGTGGCTGGTCGTGAGGAGTTGAACTCGATGGAACAGACGTTGAATTACATCGCGGCGGTTGCGTATGGGACCGCCCGACGTGAGGCACGTCAGCAGGTCGAGTTAATCTCGAATCACCCCGAGTTGAAGACTCAGAATCCGTGGTTGCAGAACTCACTGAAGCAGTACGCGAACGAGCTGTTGGATTCTGGTTCGTCGGAATGGACCCGGACCAAGAACTTCATCTTCTTGAACACGCTGGCGTTTAATGTCTCCTCCGCGTTGATTAACACCGCGCAGAATTTCATGGTGGCGGCACCGTTGCTGATTAATCAGGGTGCTAAGTTTGGGGAAGCGTACAAACTGATTACCGGGGCGAGTAAGGACCTGGGGAAGGCTTACATGGAGACGGGGTCGATTAAGGGTCCGAAGTTTAAGGACCCGGAGTTGCAGAAGTTGGTTACCCGGCTTGAGGAAGACCGTGTGGTGGACAAAGGTTTCATCGCGGATTTGTTCGCGTTGGATGATACGCTCGCGGTTACACGTCACAGAATGACCTCGGGCGTCGGTGGCAAGGCCCAGCAAATCTCGGACCTGATGGCCCAGCCTGGTTACTACATCATGAAAGCGGCCCGTGATTTCTACGGGGTGTCGGAGCAATTCAACCAACGTGCGGCGGGTATAGCCGGATATCGTTATGCAAAAAGCAAAGGCATGTCGGAGGACGCGGCGTATAACTTCGCTGTGGACTTGGTTAAAGAGGGCAATTTTGGTGGTGGGAAGTATAATCGACCGGAGTTCTTCAACGGACTCGGTAAGGCTTTTGGGACCGCTGGGCTCGCCTATTCACTGTCCGGCTACACTTTTAACCTCCTTGGAGTCTACTCGCGACTTATCAAAGGGGTCGCGGAACGAGCGAAAGGGGAGCGGCTCACGTCGAAGGAGTCGAAGGCACTGGCAACAGCGCTTGGCGCACAGGTCTTGATGGGGGGACTGATGGGGTTGCCGTTGGTGTCGGGACTTGTGGCGGTGCTGGATCAGTTGTTTCCGGACGCGGAGGTTAAGAAGAACATCCGGGGTGCGTTTGCGTCCTTGGCCGGGTCCGACACGGAGATGGGACATGTTATGTCGGACGTGGGTATGTCCGGAATTCTTAACGCCGGCCCGTATGATGTCGGATCACGATTTCAGTTAGGAACCTTTCTTGGTGTGGACCCATATAAGGGGTTTGAGTTCTCGAACTTCCTCGGTCCGGTTGGGAGCCTCGTGGATAACTTCAAGCAGGCCACGGCAAAGGCGACTACTGGGGATCCGATCTCTGCGTTCGAGAAAATCCTTCCCCCTGGTGTGAGGGGCATAGCTAAGCAGTTGACGGAAGAAGGGGGGTTGCGGAACGATGAGGACAAACTTATTCTTGAGCCTACAACGGCGGAACGAATCGGCTACGGGGTTGGGTTCCGGCCTAAGAGACTCTCGCAGTATTACGAACAGCAGGCGCTTAAGCTCAGGTCGGAGCAGATTGAACAGCGGGCGCGTCAGAGTCTTTATAACAACCTGGCAAGAAGTCTTCTTCAGGGTCGAACTGAAGAGGTCCGTGTAGCGTTGCTGCAAGAGGCTGTCGACGCACAGAAGGAAGGTGGGTTTTTTGACCCGCAAGAGGCATTGGGCCAGGTCGTGCAGACCGCACAGGAAATGACGTTGCCGGCGGACCCGTTACGTACAGGGATGACGTCGAATATCAAGCAACGAGCGGATATTCAACGCTTGTTCCCACAGCCAGCACGACCCACCGAGATGCAGTTGCTTGCACAACGGATGGGCATGGAGCAGTCTGTTGGAATACCCGGTGCGGGTCGGGTCCAGCCGGCACGTCTCGCCGAAGCTCAGTTCGTGGATCAACTCATGGAGATGAATCCTACGATGACTGTGGCGGAGGCGAAGTTGATGTTCCGGAAGGCGATGACGCCGAGGGGTCGACGGGTTTCGGCGCAGTCAGGGATGGAACAGCCGATTTTAGGGCGATGACGAGGCGTTTGACACCGTTTACCATTTGTTCGAGTTTGACGATTTGGTCGGTGCTTTCGAGGTGTCGCATTACGCCCATTACTTCGTCAGGACGCATGTCGCGCGACGCTACCAAACGGAATTCTTTGTCCGGCACCCAGCCACCCCTGGACTCTACCCAGGCTAGGAGTCGTTGGGTTGGTTCAGCGAGAACATTGCGGCCGATGCCTCGATAGAGTTTCATCATCCCCGGTTCGATACGTTGAAGGAGGGCTAACGCCATTTGCATGGAGTCCAGGTGGAGTATCATGTCCGCGTAGTCACACATGGAGAGTAACATGGCGATTTTGACCATGATTACGTGTTTGGACGAGAAGTACGCCTCCATGAAACGGTCTTCGATGTTTGGGTTGTGCGCCATATACCACGAATCGTAGAACTCCGCGGCTGAGTCCTCCCATCGCATGGGTCCTACTAGGTCGGCGACCTGCTTGAGGCGGGCTACTACGCGTTGCTTAGCCTTCGCACCTTCGGGAGTGAGGAAGGGACGAGGGATGTTGCAGCGCTTACGTTCTTCGTAAATCATGATGTTCCGTCGGGCGAAACCACCAGAGATGATGTCGCCGCGGAGTTTATTCATGACCCACTCGCCGGTGGCGCAACCCAGGATCGTGATGTAGGGATTGGGGATTAGGTCTTGGCCGGTGTTTTTGTAGTCCGCGTCGATGAATTTCGAGTCATAGATATCGGTAAGGAAGTCGATCATGGCGATTTGGTTAACGCCAAGGAAGTGAGCCAGCTCGTTGATGAAGAAGGTAAGCGGGCGGACTTCGACACCGATTTTGTTCTCGTCTTGGAACGCTCGCAGACACTCGTCACTAGCGAGCCGTTTCATGAGTTGCTGAGGGGAGGTTACAGACGGGCCGATAGGTGCAGCTGGGAAGAATTCGACGAAGATGTCACGGAAGATGTCTTTGGTTGTGGTTTTGCGGTTCCCGGATGGACCGATAAGACTGGTGTAGAGGTTCGTGTAGATACGTTGCTGATTCCAGTCGGTATATACCTTACGCTCTACAACAGCCCCAGCGGTTGCTAACGCAGCGAATATGAGGAAGTTCTCTGGACATTCGTTCCCCCGGTTAAATTCCAAAACGTCCGCGAGATAGGGCATAGGTTAGCTTAAGTTTCTGAAGATGTCGGGATAAGGAGGGTGGTGGGGTCGACGTAGGTAATGTCGATGCCGGCTTTGACGGCGAATTCTAGTTCGGCTTTGACACCGACGGATTGTTGGTAACCCTCAAGACACAGGATGTGGAACTCCGAGGCGTGACGGAGCATGGCTAGGTCGGCTTTTAGCCAGTAAGACCATTCACGTGGAAGCTCGTGTCGGATAGCGATGGGATGGTTATGGACAATCGGGCTGTAGACGATCTTGCCTTTGTTAATGTAGTGGGCACACGCAGCGACCACGGCTTCAAACCGTTGTTCCATGATAGCCGAATCCAGATGCGTGTATGGTGATGCGAGGTAGATAATCATATGTTGTGTATCTGTTCACCCCACGAAGGGCCGTAGTGACCCTCGAAGGGGATGACTATACGTTGACCTGCGATTACAAGCGGGTTATTAAACCAGGATTTAATCTTACCAACTGACCAATCGGTGTGAGTCTTGGGAAACTGACCGCAGAGCGCGTCGTGGACTTGGTGTAGTGGCTCAGCGCGGAGCAGGACGCGACCGCGAGAATCTGTGTAACGATTATCGGGATCAGTCCACAAGCGCCAAGCTGCGAGATTAGTGGCGTAGGTGGTGTTTGCCTGTGGTTCATACGCGAGCGCAGCTCCAAGTATCTCGTCACGTCTGCCGAAGAAGACGCGTCGGTGACCGGAGGCGGCGGTGAGGGTTGGGGATGATGCGAGTCTTCGTGCGGTTGCTTCATGCCAGCGTTTGTATTTGTATCGTAGACCAAAGAGGTTTTGTAGTTCCTCGGTCTGCGAGGGTTTGAGGTCGACTGCTCCGTCAGATTCTTCGAAGATTTGTTTAGCGAGGAGGATTTTCCCCATTAGGTAGCAGGTGCCGTGTTGACCTATTTTGCACGCGAAGTAGTCCCAGTCTTCTTTGCGGACCTCCTTGCAGGCTTCTGCGACCTCTTCGCGGGGGCAGTTCGGGTTGAGATACTTGGTTTTACCCCTAAGTCCAAGGCAGAGTACTTTAGCAGGTTTGATTCCCGCGTAAAGATCTTCCAACATAGTTGTATCTCCAAGTAACGCCATATGAGCTGCAACTGTCCACCCGTCAGCTCCAGCCAGGTCACACTGGAAGAACTCGAAACCCTCATCGGCGCGGAATAGGCGGCGAAACTCGGCCGGTATAGTTTGCAGGTTATATCCAGATCCTGTGGGTGAGGTATAACATGAGAGCCGTCCAGTGTCGGTCCCAACGATATTGTAACCGCACCGCACTCGCCCGTCTGGATCTTCACGGATTTCAAGCATCCCGATCTGAGTGCCGAGACGACGAATTTGAATACATAGGTGGACTGCGGTGTGGCCAAGAGAGGATGGGTTAGCCTTTTTGCGCAGTCTAAGAAGTGCACCCTCGTCAGTGGTAACGGCACCTTCTTTTCCGGTTTGGATTGGCATTTTGAGCGTGTCATAGAGGTAGGAGGCTAGTTGTTTGGGTGATTCGACATTGAGGTGTTTTTCGAGCTTGGTTGAGAGTTCGCCTATGGTATGGACGGTTAGGGTTTCTTTGAGGATTTCGATGACGCGAGCGTGGTCAGACTCGTAGGGTTTTTTGATTAGGTTGGGGTTACGTTTGTAACACATCACCTCACGGCGCGCTTCGTGGATGGCGTCGACGGAGAGGCCGTTTACGCCAAAGCCGGTGGCGGAGTCAAGGTCGTGCTGGTGACTATACATTTCTTGACGCAGCTTGGTCTGGATTTCCTTGGCTCCCCGCATGTCGTAGCGGATGCCGCGCAGTTCCATGTAGAGGAGCGGGTTGAGGAGGGCCACGTTGAGCCGGTAGTGGTCCATTGAAGGTTTGCAGGCACGGAGTTTTGGCTCCAGCTTGTCATTGATCTCGTGCGTAACCGCGCTGTCCTTTCCACAATAGATGAGATGCGTCTCGTGGTTATCCGACTTCCGCTCGAACTTGTAATACGGCTCGTCGGTGTAGATGCTGGCCTGGACGTCCAATGCCTTCTCCAACTCACAATACAACTCCCAGTGTTTCAGCATCGTGTCATCCACCACGTTCCGTACGACAATCCTATGTCCGTACTGCAATACGAATCGGTCATACAGGCTATTCTGTAGACACTTCGGGACGTTCGGGTCGGACAGCAACCTAGCGGTTGCGGACCAGACGTCGATCTCGTCTTGCTCGTTCTCGAAGTAATTCCCTCCACCTTTGGAGAAGGGGATAACATACGCGTAGCTTGGTGAATTTGCGACGGAGTAACATGACATGTTATGGACGTAGCCTTCTATGTCCATGGTTATTAATTTACGGTCGGCCCGTGTTTGATCCAACAAGGCTACCATTTCAGCCGCGGTCTTGGGCAAGTAGATCTCGCGTTGGGGTAGCCTTAGTTCCGGGTAGTCCGCCTCGCGTCTGGCCTTCTTTAGGTCAAACTGTAACATCGGGGCAAACTCGTACATACGCAGCACGGCTGCGGGGTGATAGGAACCCATGCACTTACGGCCGAATAGTGGGGACTCCATTGCGGACGGAGTCAGGACGGTCCCACGCCAGGTCGAGACGGAATGGCGGAACCCGGTCTTGCCGGGTTTGAGAGGATGGACGGTGACTGGGTCCTTGGCGACTTTGAAGGCCGTGTTGCCTAGAAGGAGCGTGAGGTTTGGGTTGAAGAACGCTATGTCGTTTTTGAGGCGTTCGAGACTTTCCACAATCTCAGGTCCGTCCCAGGCGAACTCCACGATTTCGTTACTCGGAGGTCGGTAGTTGCATACGTTACCGAAGAACACGCCGGCAGGGTCGATACCGGCCCGGGACATAAGGGCTTTGAGAAACCGTCCGCTGGCACCCATGAATGGTTGACCGACTTGTTCCTCGTCTCGACCGGGGGCTTCCCCAATCACCGCGAGTTTGTATGGGACTTGAACGGAGGGGAATTTATTGGGGGTCATACACCTCCGCAATTTCTCCGAAGTGTTGGACTACGATAGGTAAGTGTCTGCGCAGAACGACCTTCAACGATGCGTCCTCACATTGTTCAGTTCGCTTTGCCAGTCTTGCGAGGATAAGTAACAAGTGTGTCGCTATATAGAGTTGATCGCGTAGGAGGTCTTGTGACGATGCGGTTGTTATGGGCGTGGATACCGTGGGCGACGGCTCCCCGATCCCTATTAACGAATCTACCAATCTCTCGTGTTGAGAAACCGGCGTGGTAGAGACTGGCGTAGAGGGCTTGTCTTGCGGTGGCGATTGACTCGGTCCGGGACGGAGATAGGATTTCGGTTGCGGGGATTCCATATTCGTTAACGATTGCGGTTAGGTGTTTGTCAAAAACAGAGGGTTCGATAGGTTGGTCCAGGTGTTCAATGGTGATACGGTAGTTGCCACAGTGGTAGACTTGGGTTTGGTTTTTCACGTTAGCTTTCTAGCTAGTCCAGTAATAACCTCCGGTGGAACGTCTTCGATTTCAACACGGTGAGGGAAATTACGACCGTTTTCGTAGAAGTTTATGAACAGAACAGTACGGTCGTCCGTTACCGCAAACTCATATACGGATTCATTGTGTTGGACTAGAATGTAGGTAGTCATAGAGGCTGATTCGGTTGTCTTCATAGAACCCTTTTGCGGTCTGCCCGATGCCTTTTAACTTATGGAGTTGGTTGATGTTGTCGAGAACGGTTTTGTGTAGTTCGAGGAAAGGGATTTTTTTGCCAGGGGGAAGGAGTTTGGTCATGATGCGAGCGAACGAAACGGAGTTCACGTGGTCAAAACAGTCCAATTCGTATGCACCGAATTCGGTCCCGCCGATACGATGGTAGGCGAGACTCATGGTTTCGTGGTAGAGCGGTTTGCCTTTGTAGTAGGTCAGACAGGGGAAGATTGGGCAGGTGTTGAAGTAATCCTTGGTCCATTTCTCGTAAGCGGCACGGGGTCCGCCGTAGCTCAATTCCTCGACTAGCTCTGATCCCGACCGCACGTAAAGCAAGCTCGTGTGGAGCCGCTCGAAGGTGAATGAGTCGGACCAAGGGGATTTGAACGATGGGATGAGGTCGCCGGTTAGGATCGAATGCAGGTTGAAGTCCTCCATTTGTTTATGAAAGATCACATCGCCGTCGACAAGGACAAGGGGCTCGTCGTTACGCGTGTTTTCAACCAGGATGTTTTGCAAGACCTGGGGATGGGAACCGTTATCACGTGAGACCATAGCTTCCAGCGCGTCGATTTCACGACGGTGGGGCATGTAGCCTTGGTTACCGACGATCATGAGCGTAGCGTTGGGGAAACCGATACGAATGGTTTTTAACGTTAGCTCACACAGCTCTCGTTCGTGTTGGACGGGGGCAGTGATGATGACGTAGACTTTCATATATACGTAGGTTTTCTGAACATGATATCGCACTTTCGTTTGAGCTCCGAAAGCATGGTGTTGTAGTGGATTTCCTCTAACTCAATACCGATGGGACGTCGGCTAGTGGAGAGTACGGACATAGGGCATGAGCCCTCACCTGCAAAGGGGTCGAGGATAGACTGGCCGGTGATGGACACGGCTCGGATAATGAAGTCCCAGGCTTCCATTGGTTTCGCGAAGGGGTTCGAGATGTAACCGGCGGAAGGACAAGCCACGATACTGGAGCGTTGGGGGGTTACGAGGGTGGCACCTTTCTTTCGACATACCATAGCCATCTCGTAGTCTTTGGTGAAATTGTAGGCCGCGGTTTGGTTGATGCATTTGCCGACCTTTTCGGCATCGTGCTTCGCGACCTTTTTCCAGATAAGTGGCCAGCGTTGGACGGCGAAACCGGTTTGGACCGCGAGGTCATGGAGCCAACCCCAGTTCATTACGTCGCACCAGAAGACTACGAAGGAGCGGTCTTTGGTTACGCGGAAGGCTTCGGGTAGGAACATGCGGAGGAGTTTGCGGTTGCCTTCTTCGTCGTGCGTGTCACGGATACGTTCGAGGTCGACCATGCCGGCGTTGGGGTTTTGTTGGTTCAGCATCTCGACGTTGATAGCGTAGGGAGGGTCGGTGATGATGTGGTCAACATGACCGTCGGGGAAGGAGGACATGATTTCGAGACAGTTCCCGTGGATGGCCATGTCACTAAGACGGATCTCGATACCACCTCGGGTGTCGGGAACGGGTTCTACGTCGATGGAGTCAGTGGGTTTCGTCTCGATGATTTGAACTCCCGGGACCACGAGTGTGGCCTTGGCGGTTGACCTCGGTTCGGAGGCCATCTTTGCGTCTAGCGCGAGGGACTTCCTGACCTCGTCTTCTTTGCGGATTGCTAACCACCGTAAGGCATCCGAGAACGACGTACAGGCCCACATGGCCGAGCCTTGGTTTGCTAACTCGCGGGCTACCTTCAACGTGTAACTGATATTCGCCGCCGACACACCCAGCCACTGACCCGTTTGTTCTCGCGTCCAGTTCCGGCCTTCAGCAGCCTCTTCGTTAGCGCGAAGCCGATGGACTTTTGCAATGCCGAGGACCTGCTCTTGCCAGGTCATCTCCTTTCTCCGCAAGTTCTCCTCCATTTCGAGCATAGTTAGCTGCTGCTCGGTCATGGACTCGCGGAAATAGACAGGGACTTCGGTAAGTCCCAGGGCTTTGCAAGCCGTTAAACGCCGGCCTCCCGCGATCAGACGGTTGTGGGCATCGACAACGAGCGGCTGGATAATGCCGAAACGTTTAATCGATTCCTTGAGCTCGTCTATGTCGCCGAGGTCTTTACGTTGACGGTCTTCGACAAGTATTAGGTCAATGGCTAGGGTGTGCATGGTGCTAACTAAGGGGCCAGCGGTTCGTACGGAGTTGGATGGCGATGCAGGCGTAGTTGGCTATATCCTGCAAGGTATCGTGGATGGATTCGTTTTTGGGTTTGGCGGCGCGTTTACCCTGTGTCGAGACGGCACGCATGAGCGTCTTAAGCCGTTCGAACTTATCATTCATACGAACCACCACACCGAACTCACCAAACCCGGCGATGTTGTGCGGCCCGTAGTCTTGTTGCTTCTTGTCCATCAGGATGGCGTTCTCGATGCAGACTTCAAGGAACAGCCGTGCGTGGTCGGTTTTCAGCTCCAGCAACTCGGCCGTGTCCTTGGCTATGTTGCTAATCATACTTTGATCCATATGTCATCTTGAGAGTCTGAAGATGACCAGGGGGCCGAAGCCCCCCAGTCGATCTCGGTTTGTTACTTCTTGGTTCCAGCGGGCACGAACGTAATCGAGTTCGATTCGTTCGGGAACTGGTCGTTAGCGGGCACGACGGTGACCTTCATCAACCCGTGCTTGCCGGCGAAGCGTTCGAGGGGCTTGATTGCAGACGGGACACCCTTCTGACGACCCTCGACGGATTCAACGAACTGCGCCAGCATACGCTTGATGCTGTCCGCATCGTAGTCTTGTTTCCCAGCACGACCCAGGGCCTGCACAAGGCTCACCGTCCGGCGCATCGGGAATCCAGGGTTGATGGTCTCACCCTTGGTTGACACGGTCGGATTCACGGTCTTGATTTTGATAATCAAGTTAGTGCCGGTTTGGTCCTTGTTGGTTTCCTCAGTGACGCCGGCGACTTCGTACTCAAGGATCTGTCCACCCTTGATAACCGGCATTGAGGTGTCGACTGATGACAAGTCTTCATCGAGGAATGACGGGGCGCTGAATGTTCCAGTGTTATTTTCCATACTGTCTTTTTGGTTTTTTGGTTTTGGTTTGTGTTTTGTTTTTCGCCGACACGCGTCGGGAAAGTGTTAGGTACAAGCACCAGAGACCGAAGAAACAGATGACCCATACGAGCCAGAGCTGAGTGCATTCGAGGGAGTGTTTGGTTTCGAGGTGCTTGTTGTAGAGGTAGTTTACGTCGATGGGGCGAATGTCCCAGTTGGTTTTGTTGTCATACCAACGGTTGGTTTTTTCGACCTTCCAGAAGTCCTCGGATGGTTGGGTGTATTCGTAGGTGCCGGTATAGGGAATGCCTCGACCGATATCGTTGGTTTTATCGCTCATAGCTTTTCCTTTTCAACGAACCAATCAGGAAGGGTTAGGATGTGCATGTCACCGGTCTTGGATGTGTGCTCGACGATTGACTTCGGCACCCATAGGAAGTCCTCGACGGTTGGATTTCGGTGTTTGGGCAGACGAGAGTAACGTCGTGCTTCGGCGGTCTCTGCACCTATGAAGTAGAGGGTTACTTTCGAGCTCATGTGAGTTTGAGATACTTGTTCACCTCCGACCACACCGCCGGAATCTGCGGTGGCATACCGAAGGAGTTCTTCAGGTCGGAGCGATACTGCATCGGTTGGCAGTAGAGCTGTGGTGGTTGGAACTTACCGCCGAGCACACGAGGACCTTCGAGATACCACACATCGGAAAAGACCCAGCCGAAGTAATCCGACAGGCGGCTGCTTAGCGTAATGTCGTACTTGATAAGATTCCCGGCGTTGTCTTTGACGACTTCCTCGTGGCAACACACGATGTTGATCTTACCAGTTTGCTTCATGCGTAGGGCGAGCTCGTTCAGCTTGTTCCGAAACGGTATCCAGTCCTGAATCCGCATGACCTCGGCCTCACGGCCTTGTTCGGACAATACGCGGCGGAGCAGGATTTGGTCCAGGCCGGTGAGACTGTCCGTGACGATCGTGCTTACGGTCGTGTAGGGTTGCGCCACGGCCTCGTTGAAGTGGCGGACGTAGTTCGGCCAGAGTTCTTTGAGGTCGGTGATGGCTGCGTCTTTGTCATCGAAGCGGACGCGGGCGTATTTGTACGATAGGTCGGTCATCTTCAAACCCCAGGAGGCGCGGCAGAACGCGTCGGCGGCTGCGAGGTTCTCGTCACAGTCCAGGTGATAGACCCGGGGGAACTGGAGTGAGAAGACGGTCTTACCGCAACCCGGCGCACCGCGGATTAGGATGCTGGTCCCGGAACGAGGGGTTGGATTTTGTGGTGTAGATTCTTTCATGGTTTGACGGTTGGTTTGTTCAATAGTTCATGAGGGAAATCGTTCAGCGGCGACCATTCGTTGTCGACGAACATGCCGGAGTCCAGGAGCAGTTTCCGGTTCTCGCGTGGGACGGCACAGACCTCGAAGTATTCGCACAGACCGAACTTGTGCACACACCAGGACTTCTTCTGGGCCATGAAGCCGCGGTTGTAACGCCAGGCGAATTCCTCGACCAGGTCCATGGTATTGTCCCGCCATTCGAGGGTTTGGGAGTCGTGGACGTAGGTTTTGAGACGTTGGAAGTCATCGTCTTTGATAACCATACCCTCGCGCTTACGTGGGGACGGAACTCGTAATGAGTTCACGATGAAGCCGGCGGGACGTTGGCCGGCCAGGGACTCCAACCCACAAATGTAACCCATCATTTGGGGTGACACGGAGAGGCCCTTAAAAAACTGGTCCCCCATGATGGATGACGTTTTATGGTCAACCACAAACACCTGATTGTCGTCCTGCACCACGAGGTCGATACGGCCGCAGTACATAACCTGCACGAGCCGCATCCCGTCCTCGAACTTGATTTCGACCTCGCCTAGGTGGAACGTGAACGGAAGCTCAACCGCCGGCGCACCTTGCCAGTGGAGGACGTTGAAGGTCTCGGAGAAGTAGCATTTGTTGTAAGCACGGATGTGGGAACACGCGAGTTCCAGTGTGCGGTGGTCATCCACCGGATTCGGTTTCTCCTCGAACCATTTCGTAAGCAACTCGCACTGCTCGTTCTCGACCGTCGGCGTGATGTAGTCCCCCGACGTGGTATAACGATGCGCCAAGGCTGCGTGTATGGCACCACCGTAATTCAAAGCTGCTGCTGCGTTGGCTAGCACACGTCGATGTAGTAGAGTGTATTCGGCTGCGCGTGGACAGGAGTTAAACTTGTCTAGGAAGGAGTTGTCGATGAACAGATGGCCGTCGACGAGCGGCAAGGGCGGCAACGGGTAGGGAGTGAGTTTCATATTTTAGCTTACGGATCAGTTTGTATATGGCATGGAATGAGGTTTGGGATACACAGGCGGACGAGACACCGAGGATTCGGGCAACTTCGTAGGTAGAACGGATAGGTGTGAGGATTTTTAACACGTAACGGGTATCGGGATCGTTGTACGCGACGTCGTAGCAGCTACGGGTTTTACGGCTTTGTTTGACGTTGTAGCGCATTGTAACAACCGGCGCACAGGCCGCCGGGTTTGATTTCGTGGTCAGGAACGGGCCAACCGCATTTGCGGCAACGTTTCGGTATGCCAAGGAGTTTGAGAAACCATTTAATCATACGCGCTTAGGTCAACCTTTGGCTGGGTTGGCTTCTTTGGTTTTCTTGCCTTTGGCTCGTCCGTCGCCTCCCTTGTGACCTCGGCTCGCATCGTCTGTACCGACGTGCGAAACTCCCTGAGCCGGCGCACAAAGGTCTGTTTTTCCAGCTCCGACATTTCCTCCAACGGCGGGTGGTCCTCCAGCAAAGCTATCAACGGTGCCTCGTTGTAATACGAGTCGTTCAAAGCTTGCTCGGTTACTGTGGTCGGTGATTCCGTGTTTTCTGCACTCATTGATTAGTCCTTTGAGGAGGATGGCGGTCGTGACGGTTAGCGTGCCGTGGTTAGGACGTATGGCCATGATGAAATCACGGTCTTCTTCGTCGATAAGCACGCTGAGTTTGTACTGCGATTTTGTGGAGTCTGCATATGGATTTTTGAAACTCATAGGATTTTTAGCATCTTGTCGGTAGTGATTTCGATGGCTACGTCGTAGCGTGATTCCCAATAACCTTTGTAGCCCTGGAGGTCAGCTTCGGGGTAGTCGTAACGGACGTAAGTAGGAGTTTGTTTTTGGCGGGTGTGGTGGAGGACCATGATGGCTTCCAACGCTTCGGGGGACGGGTTGGCTATGGCCTCAACGGTTTGCTGTGTGAGGTTGGTCATGGTTGTGGTGGTAACCGATGGGGCTTTGCCCCTAGGACCGACGCATACAGAGCCATCGACGCGGATCGAAACGGCAATGTCCGCGCGGTATTGACGCAGGCGTTCGAGGTCGATTTTGGTCAGCCAAGCGTGTTCCAACAACGAGGTCATCGCGTCGCGGAGACGGCAGGCGAAGGTCTCACAGTTGGCAGGACGGAAGAACACGTGCTCGGGATAGGCTTTGACGACGGCGTCTATTTCGTTTTCGTAGTTTCGGAATGAGGTTTCGCGGAAACGGTATGGGAGGGATTTTTTCTCTGGCGGTGTTTCTGCCATAGGTCGTAGATGTAGGCGAGGGTTATGGTTGGAACGGCAAAGACGAGGAGTAGCTTACACATCGTCCACAGGAAGGATAACAGGTCGGTCATGGGTGAGTAGGAGTCGACATAGCCAGCCGAGGAAGACTGCGAGGAGCATGAAACCACAGAGCGTGGTGTAGATGGTTATGGCGACTAGGGTTTTCATGTCTGTGTGTCATAGTTGCTCGGTTATTGCGGCTAACATGCATTATGGTTCTTCTGTCCATTTCCCAATCGTCCGCAGGAACGCTTCGGCGCGTTGTGCGGCGGTGGCTTTGATGATTAAAGCCAATTCGCCACTGGTGTTCATTTCACCCTTGCAGACTTCTTGCAGGCGATAAAGGTAAGGCAACGCGGGCAACTTCTTCTCAGCCGCATG